ACTAGACCTAAGATTCGTTCTGACTTTAAACAGTTAGTGAAAACCTGTGTAAAGTCTTTCCGGGCTTTATACTCGCCAGAGTCCCGCCGTTTCGTACCTAAGTTGGGCCAGAGTGTTTCTTTCATCTTGATGAAGGAGAATTACCGTTTTAAACCGCTAGACATCGGAACAATGATGCTCGAACCGCTGTAAAACGATCAAAGTAATTTCCCTGACCATAAGTGATAGATCCATCTGGAAATAGATAGTTAATGAAAAATAAAAATAATAAATTAAGTAAAGTTCTAAGAACTAAACAAAACTTAGTAGATTTATCTTCCAAAAACAATAAGAGAGTAAACTTTCCAAAATCCGTTAAGAATCGTAAATCTTCATCTACGCAATGATGTAAAACTATGCGTAAGAGAAAACTTACAAAATCTGAATGGTATTTCAAAAAGACCAATGCTTATCACATTTTAAAATGATTATCTAAATCCTATGGATATGATAAGGATATCATTACCTATTCACTAGAGGTTATCGAAATTTTATTTCGAAGATTTCAGTGTAAAGGGAAGGTATCAACCTTAAAATTATCTAAAGAAGTCCGTCTAAGGGTTCAACATTATGTTGCTAACATTACAAAATTCCGTAATGAAAGTACCATAAAGTTAACCTATGATGGGCTTCCAGTAATTTTAGGGTCTCTTATAAAGTATATACGTAATATGGATGTAGCAGAACTTCGCTATATCTATACAGTTTTAAACTTTACAAGACTTATCAAGACTAAACCAGATCTAGACGTTGAAACGATAACACGAAAGTGCTCTGTCATCGATACGTTGGATCAAACTTTAGATGAATACGAACCATTTATTCTACAATTTATCAAGTTTCTAAGAAGTAATTCGAAGGAACAAGGTATAATATGGAATAAAGATAGTAGTATAAATCTTGAAGGGTTTAAGTCTTATCACTTAACTACTAAGAAAGGACCTTCAGGAGATCAAGCATTAGTCGCAAGCCTAGGCGAGCTTCTTTTGCTTCCTGATTCCCTAAAACAAAGTATATATGCTTTGGGAGGTCCAAACTTAGAGAAGAAGATGAAAGTGGTACATGAAAATTCATCAGAGCTATCAAAATTGATGTATCAACCTTTAAAACTAAAAAATAATGTTTTTAGGAAGATATCTATCTTTTCTGATAAAGAAGGAAAGACAAGGACTATTGCCTTGGGCGATTATTGAAGTCAAACGGCTCTACAGCCTTTTACATGATATTTATATAAAATGTTAAGGTGTATTCCGAATGATCAAACTTTCGACCAAAGTAAAGGACTGTCTGACCTTAGCTTTGAAGAAACCAAAACGTTTTACAGCTATGATTTAAGTGCTTTTACGGATCGATTCCCAGTAATGTTATTACATAGGTTTCTTTCACGATTAACAAATAAAATCACTGCAGACGCTTGGTTGGATATAATGGTTAATTACCCATTTAATGTTAATAAAGATCAAGATATACAATATTCTGTAGGTAACCCTATGGGATTTTATACTTCTTGAGCTTTATCGACATTATGTCATCATCTTGTAGTCTTTAAAAGCTTTAAAGAAAGCGGCGTTAAAACCTCTTTTCTAAAAAGTGATTATCGATTATTAGGAGATGACATTATCCTTTTTCATGATACTCTGGCAACTAACTACAAGGGTTGACACCCTGTAGTTGGTAGTCTCTCATGCGCTTATGCTTTTTATAAAATGTTTAGAAAGGGTAGTTCAAAAGAACGTAACCGATTTAATCAAATTATAGAAAACACTGTATTAACA